AATGTCAGATAGGGTATATCCTTCTTTAAATAATTCTTCAAGCCAGACAACATGGACATCTTTACGTTGGTTTCGTCGTATACTCCAAGCCCTATCAAACTTACCAATACCTACGTACTTAACCACAGAGTCTCTGGGATCAACATGGTAGTAGATATAGCTGTCTCTTTCTTCTTCCATTAGTCTAGTTCCTTTATTAAATATTCTTGTTTCTTTTCAATTACATCATCAAATCTATCAACAAGGTCATCACTCTGGAGTCCTAGCAGTTCCACGAGTGTGACCTCATCCAAACGCTTGAGAGCCTCTTTCAGTTCTTCAAAGGTTATGTTGTTCACGTTTAGTAATCTCTCTGTCAATATACCACTTAGCCTTCTTTAGGTCTTCAATGGCATCCTTCTTTAAGTCACATCGCCAGATATACTTGATTGCATTACCTAAGTTAAAGCCCATGTGTTCTGTAACTTGGATACATTCAATACCTGATGGATGTTCTGTGTAGTGCTTAGGCTTGTGAATACTGTCATTAGCCCATTCACCGTGGTCTGAGTCAACCCACTCTTTAACAGCTTCACTGAGTGGTTTAGCTGCTTCTCGAATGTACATATTACGAGGAACCCATTTGTCGTAATTGTCGCAATTACTACAAGGGTGTCGTTTACCATCTTGTTCACTGTAAAAGCAAGTACTACATTTACGATCAACCATATTTCCTCCCTAGGTATTCTACACTCAAGAACATTTCATCGAAGTGTCCATCTTGTACTTCATTCATCATCAGTAAGCCCCTCCAGTGTCTATTGCTTAATTGATCCATATAGCTCTCATCATGGAGATAGTAAGAGCCAACGATGATAGCACAAATAGGCTTCCCATCAGCACGCTTACCATATGCAATCTGCTTTCCTTGTTGATGTCCAGCAACACAAGACATATGAAGCTTATTAATAATAGCACTAGCAGCAGCTGCTGGACGTCCCATAGCACCCACAGGCCAATAATGGTTAAAGCCAACACCATTAATGAACACAGGATGAAGAAACCCATGTACTTCCCAATCTTTTTCATACTCAAGATCCTTTGTAGATATTAAGCCTTCAAGTGTAGGATTATTATTGACAGCTCTATCAATACGGTTCTCATGATTGCCTAAAGTCATCACCATACGAGGCTTGTACACCTTGTGCTTAGATTCCTTCTGAGCCTTCTGAGCTTCTCTCAAAGGAGCCAATAACAACTTCATGGCCTCCTTAGTAGCTTCAACATCCTTCTTGTAACGCAGACCTTCAAAGTACTTACTTCCCTTGATGTCGTGGCTACTAAGGCTTGGCATATCTGCAAAGTCACCTATGTTAACCACTACATCAGGTTTGTAATCGACAATAGCTTTACCAGCCCATGTCAGGTGCTCTAAAGGTACACCCTCTTTAATCTGACAGTCCGGGATGACTAGAATCTTCATTGATGTCCTCTCCTTCAACTGTTAGTCTATCACCTTCACGGATACCAGCTTTGATGGCCTCTAGGATACCAAAGGTAAGTAGTGATTGAGCTTCATCAGCTGTTAAGTCAAACTGATATGTTGCATCACCATTCTCATGCTCTTTAATCAGATTTACATTCATTGTTAGCCTCCTTCAAGAACTCTTCAGCATCGTTAACAAACATGAAGTATCTGAGACATATTGCTAGAGCTTCATTGACTTCCTTGCAGCTGGCAATGTCCTCAGGATGGTTACTCCACCCACCATTGAGAGTATTCAAGTAAGTACTCTTCATAGTCTCAACTGTGATAGCGTCTGTAAAATCTTCCCAAGCATTCTTAATCTCAGGAGACTTCATCATTGCTTCAATAAGATTATTTAACATATACTTATTTACCCTTTCGTTGTTCATTTAACCATGACATTGGAATATCTTTATCGGCATACTGAAATCCATGCTTAGTGCACCAATCCCCGTATGTAGTCTGGCTTACCTTTGAGAGCTTAGCTTTAGAGTTACTGAAGACAAACCTAATATCAAGTTCAGGGTGTTGTTCCTTCACCATCAAATGCTTCTGTCTGTCAGCAGTCATGAACCTGCCCTTGCTCTCAATGATAATACCATTACTAAGTAGTAAGAAGTCAGGAGTGTATGTACGTTTCTTCTCAGGCTGCGTATATGCAATCACTAGCTTCTCATACTCAAAAGGAACTTCTAAGGCTTTCAATCTTTCAGCTATCTTGTCCTCTAAGCCTGACCTGAAACCATGCTTCAAAGCTACTTGTCTAACTGTCAGTGGCTTTTTACGCTTAGGCTTCATGGTTCACCTTAGTCCTGTGATACTGATGGAGGAAAGCTCCAAAGGTATCCACAAACTCTTCATCATGGTTTAGTTTACCCATTGTGAACATAATGGCATGAACTAACTCATGGTAGAAGGTCTGCTCAGTGGTCTGCTTATTCATGTCCATACGGATAGTAATGGTTTGCTTCTCAGGGTCACACTTACCCATGTCATCCATGTGCATTACGTAGTTAACGTACCAGACTGAGCCTGCGAGACTGAAGGAGGTTGCCACATCTGGTTTGGTTCCCTTCTTAGCCATAGGAGCTTTCCATTTTCCAGTACCCTGTCAGTATTGCCGTCATAAGCCTTGATACAAGCTTCATATAATTCCTTTTCAGTTGTACAGTCTTTGAGAATCTTATCAGCCTTTACAGGGCCAATACCTCGTATACCTTCAATGTTATCAACTCTGTCACCTGTCAGTATCTGTTTGTAGAAACTGTACAAGCCTTCAAACTCAGTAACATAATACTCCTCATCCTTTACAGGATTATAGTGCCACCCCGGTAACTGATCTAGATCCTTGTCAACGTGGACGATCCAGTAGTTACCTTCAGTGGACGCTATGCCTACAGAGTCATCAGCCTCTTCGTTCTCAGACATCTTAGCACCGAGCTTCATCAGATGTTTGCGAAGAGCATCATAGTGTCTAGGCTTGGGAGCATCCTTGCGATTACCTTTGTAAGGAACAGTGGTAGCTACCTCGAATCTAAAGTTAGTCTTACCTGTAATCCAAGCTCTGTAGTCATCACACTTCAAGCGCATATAGATTATATCGGTAAACCACTCTGTGAGTCGATTTAGTGCCCACCGTTCCTCTTCCTCCTCATTGGAGAAGCCAACTTTATAAACTAAAAAGTCAGCATCTACAATAGCCTCAGTAGGCCTGTTAGAGGATGTCATCAGCAGTTTCTTCTTCAGTGGCTTCTTCGCCATCTGGAGAGTAAACTTTCAACTCGGTAATCACAATCTTCTTAATAGATGGTGCAGCACCGAACTTAGCTGACATCTTGTGACGGTATGAGGACACCAGTGCATAACACTTAGTACCATTACCAATCTTGGAGATGTCTACGGGATTACCTTCTTCGTCTACAGGTTCAAACAAGAACTTAGACTTACCAACAATGTACTTACCCATAGTGTCTTTGTCTTTGAGCTTAATGCCCAACTCTTCAAGGCGACTACAAGCTGCATCACTCAACTGTCCTAATGTGCATTCATACTTATCGTTAGTCTCATTGAACTTCTTGTTGTACTCTTTCATCCAGTTACTCCAGTACAGTTCACCAGCTACTTTTACGGGTTTGATGCTATCAATACTCATTTCATTTTCCTTTAGTTAAGTTATTTAGCAGTAACATCAGTCACTACGGGTTCAGTTGCTACTTGTTTCTCTTGCTCTTGAAATTGAGCTACCAGCTTCTGATGCAATGGGAATGCACCTGACTCAGTAGGTAGTTGTCCAATCACTCGAACAATGAAGGCAGCTTCATTTGCTTCAACATCGAATACCATTACGTTCCTCTCTTTAATGCAGCTCTTGTGACGGGTGAGCTGTATTACCCGATGCCAGATCTTCTAAGTACACAAGTGCAGATAATAGCACAGTGTATACCTCTTCAAGATCTAGATCCTCGCCTATCTTAACCTTGAAAGTTTCACCTTCAACGCTAAATAGTATTTGATTCTTATCAATGGTCTTCGACATAACTTGCAGCCTTTCTCATAAGCGCAGGATTGTCCTTAAACAAACCTAGAGCACGGTTGCAATTATGACACAAAAGCTTTCTAACTTTACCTGTTTTATGGTCATGGTCAACGCAAACAGAATTACCTGACATTCCTTCAGAAACAAGAGAAGTAAAACATATCTCACAGTTTTGAGCACTCAGAACCTCTTGTAAAGAAACACCGTATGTGTTGAGTAGATGGAGTTCTCTGCTCTTATCTTTTCCCTTTTGAGTTTTCTGATACTTAGCAGTTCGTTCCTTTTGGCACACTACACAATGTCTAGAGGATACATACCGTTCAGCAAGATGTCCCGCTTCACAAGGCTCCCCTGTCCAATAACGTATAAGATTTAACTCTTTAGCTTC